TCAACGAAAGATAACTCGTTTCCTTCCGCTATCGCCCACCAACCGGTGCGGAAGAAAGGATGCAATACCCCGCTCCAGACATTGGAGGTTTCATGCTGCCAGGCTGCTCCTGCCGGATCTGTGCCTAGCGGACCACCCAGGATCGACCAGTCAACCCATGCCGTCCTGGGCATGAGGCCGTAGTCCCATTCGTATTCCTGACCTTCGATATGAACCTTGACGTAGGAGTCGTTCTCTCCGTTGCCCATTAACGATGGGAAGAACCAGGTGATCTCGTTGAAGCTGGTGTTGATGCCGCAGGCCACCTTCCCCTGGTTCTTCCTGTCGATATTCTGGAAGATATAATCCCACACCGTGCAGGGCAGAGCCTGAACCCCGCTGCCGCCAATGGTGTAGAAGTTGTTAAATCCGCACCAGTAGACACTTCCGGACAAGGTGCCAGCGGCATGCTTGCCGATCAGGCCGCAGCCGGAGCCGACACGAGTGAAGTTGAAGATGACATCCCCGCCCACCCACTGCATGATCCAGCAGTCGATGTCGGTCCAGATCACGCCATAGGTCGGAGCCTGTATCCCGCCCTGAATGACCGAACCGGTGGGAATATGGAAGCTGCCTGCCGTGGTCTGCGGGGTGACATCCCAGACGGTATAGTCAAGCGCATTGGACCAGCGCACGATCAGCGGGTCTTGCACCCCGGTGCTCTGCACTGATCGCCAGGCCACCAGGATCTGCTGCGGCTGCGAGACAAAGATGCCGCCATTGAAGAACGGAGCCTGCTTGACCACCTGTGCGGCCATCAGGCCATTGTCATCCCACCATTGATAGATCGGCCCGTTCTCTGGACAACTGAGCAGGATCTCTCCCCAGTTATCTTGGGTCCAGTCATTGGTCACCAGGTAGTTACCCAGACATGAAGGAATGGTTATGCCGAGGCCAAACCCGTATTGACCGAATTGATTGGCACCGAAGCCGGAAGGAGTCGGCAACGTACCGCCGACCGTGTAATAGACAAGCTCGGCATTGTTGTTGTTCATGACTGCCGAGGAGGTGACGCTCGCAGCCAGCGTCAGATTGATATAAAACTGGGTAGAATTGACAACCAGCGAGACGCCATATTGGCCTTGGATCGTCTGACCGGCAATGCTGGTCGGAGCAATGAAGTTGTAGGATAACCCGGTTACCGATTGATAATTGTTATTGGGAAGAGTTACCAGTACCGAGGCCGTTCCCGACGAGACATTGAATCCGGGAAGAATTCCACTGTTGGAAATGGTCACGGTGGCGGGCGTGGGAGAGACTATGGTGTATTCCCCCGCCCCGACCACGGTCTGGATCTGATAAGCCCCGCTGAGAAGAAGATTGCCTATTGCCACCTGGGTATTGAAATAGACAACGTTTCCCGTGCTCAACGCGGCATTGTTGTCGAATACCGTGACGACGGTAGAGCCATTGCTGATGGAAAAATTAGGCGGGGTAAAATCGGAGACAAAGGAAGTCGGCGTTATCTGGGTAACCGTGTTGGCGGGAGCGGTATAGACGGTGATGCTGTTGGTCCCGGCAAATGAGGCAAACTTGTTGGCCGGGTCGGCCCAGACATGAATATCCCTGGTGGTGGACGGGACATTGAGATAGCCGGTCCATCCCCCATACGCCTGGATGAGACTGTTCTTGTATCGGACCAGTTGCGACTGTGAGATTCCGGCAGAGTTCAGGGTCAATGTCTGCTGGACATCCACGCCTGGCCGCAAGGTTACGGCTGCCATCGGCATCTTTAGGTTCTCTGTCCGGCAACCGGTGACTGCACCTTGTCGGTCCAGCCAGCGGAGAAGTAACGCTTGCGTAGCTCTTCCAGGTTGGCCGACTTGAGCAGGGTCTGGAATTGGTTCTCCCAGGACTGCGAAGCCCGTGGGTCGTCACTCTGGGCGGAGAAATCACGCTGGTAACCGTAGGCATAGACCATCGATGCCGCCATGAAGAGATCAGGCAGGGTCTGGGTCAGGAACGTGGTTGTGTTAACAGAGGAAAGTGGCGTCGGCCTCTGCGTGCCGATAACCTCAATGGCATATGCCCTGTCCGGGGCCGGGCCGAGGATGATATTGGCGTTATCTTGCATGGCAAAGAACTGCGGTATGGATTGCTTCATCTGATTGCTGGGATAGACCACATCGATGAAATCCCTACTGGTATTGACCAGCGGCACTCTTTGTCCGTTGGAGGATAAAGCCGTGGAAGGAGTTATGACATTGACCTGCTCGACCACCAGGTAGGTGCCTATCGAGATCGGCAAGGTGAAGTTTCTGATATTGGGGGTAGCGGAAGCCGAGGAGTCGGTAACACGGGTGACCAGCAAGTCGAGTTCCCGGTAGATCCTCTGCTCGGCATAGTCGATGGCCCCGGAAAGCATGGTGTTGAAGTTACCAATGGTCGGGTTGGAGGCTGCCGTGGAAACGACCAGGAGGTTGGCAGTCTGTGAATAGTAGCCGCTGTAATCATAGCTCATGCGACACCGCCTCCGGGATAGACGATCCCTTCCTCGTTAACGGAGAATGTGACCTGAGCAACGTAGATCGGATGTACCCCGTCGCCCAGGAATGCCACCCGATGATAAGCGTAGGGGCTCCCACCGATGGCGGCAGAGATCTTCTCCCCGATGGTCCCGGCCAGGGAGCCGGAGGCCAGCGTGGTCCAGGAACCCCACAGGTAAGTGTTCACCGGAGAACCCTGGATAACATAGGCCGTGCTGCCAATAGGACGGTCATTGGGTGCGGTAATGGTAAAGCGGGATAGCGAGTGAGTGATCAGAGGCGGCGGAAGGCCAGGCGGGGCTGCTGACGGGTTTCCGCTCCAACTGATACCGAGGTAGTTGTCGTAGGAGGAATGGGAGACAGAGAGGCAGGCCGACTGCCGGTAGGTCTTGTTGGCGCTGCCATTGAAGGCTGAGGCCACCCCGCCCAATTCGGTCAGGTTGCCGATCTGCGAACCAAACATCCAGCGAGTGGGCGATGCATCGGCCCCTACAGCGGAAAGAGGGTTATTGATAGGAACATGCCATTCCGGCCTGGCATTCTGGACCGGGATCGGATCGGCGGGCAGGAGGATGGTACGCTGGCCGGATTGCTGGAGCCTGTCCATGCAAGATGGGCAGACCAGGAAGCGCAGGTTCTGGATCTTTGGCCCGCGCCAATCAAATTGCCAGCTTAAGGTGTGGTGGTTGTACCTGCCTCCGCAACGATCACATATCCCCAGAGCCCGTGGTTTACTTGGATCTATCTCTGCCCGACCATGGGGGCGGTAGCTCATGTCAGATACGCTTTTTTGGTTTCTTGTATTTCTTGGCTTGTTTCTTCTTGTGAGCTTTCTTGTGCCACTTCTTATTCGACTTCTTTTTTGGTTTCTTGAGCGGTTTATCCTCTAGCGCAGGCGACTGCGGTGGCACGATTGACTCCGCCACCGGAGGATCATCCACGGTAACCTGCATAACTATGATGTCAGTATCCTTTTCTCGCCTCTTTTCCTCTTCCATTGCCAGCACCTGCACCGGGCTAAACGCTCCCTGCTGAATGGAATAGCGGGTGCCGAGATCGGTCAGAACTACGGTATCAAATGGCCCAGTGGTCGGAGGACCAAGAAAGATCTGCCCACCGGCCAGCATCTGCGCTATAGCGGTGACGGCCTCATCCTGCGACCGGCACTGGGGATAATAGTACTTTACCGCTGATGCCTGATCCAAGAAATTTGGGGTACTTAATAACATCACTCCACCCGTGCAAATTCACCGAAGAGCTTCTTTGCTGCGGCAGCGTAGGCGGCGGAGGCTTGTTCAACGGAGTCGAATAAACCCAGATGATACCTCTTATTGTCCTTCCAAATTGTCGATCTGTACTTTCCACACGCATGGAATTCAACGCCCTTAACCCCTAACTTATTATTCGCCTGCACCTTTTTGTTCTGTGCATTATTGCAACGTGTAGCGTCGCGTAAATTACAGATACGGTTATCTGATCTTATGCCATTGATATGATCAAGTTGATTAATCGGCCATTTGCCATAGACGTAAAGCCAGGCAAGGCGATGAGCTAAATAACGTTTATTTTTAATGCAGATAAGAAGATATCCGCCTCTCTGCATCCGTCCAGTGAGATCCCCAATAGATACACGATTGGCAACCTTTTTCTTCCAGTAAAATTCCCCGGTATCTTTATCGTAAGATAAGACTTCTCGTAATTGTTCAACAGTTACCACGTAAAGTACCCCCCAAGCCCAGGTGTAATTGACATACTAACGTTTTCGACGTCTTGGGTTTGAGCTATTTGTAGTGCTCTAGTATATCGCAAAAATAATTTATCTTCCAATTGAGGATTGTATATCTCTGATAACTTCCATGCTAACCCGGCGGCATAGGCTGCGTAAAACCGGTGCGGTATTTCTACCTGCATTCCATTCATAAAGTCAGCGTCTTGCGTTTGCCTAACGCTGTAGAACTTTACTGTGTATGGCCCATTACCGTCAGGAGTAAGATAGAATGTTACGTTTTGTGATATGAGCCTATCATACCAATAAACAGTAGGAACGCCTTGGGTACTCTTATTAGAGTAAGAGGCATATTCAGTGCGGCTTATGGGCCACAAATAACGATCTATTGTTGGGTTCTGTCCAGTAGTGACGTACAGATCAAGGATCATTACTGTAGCGGCAGGAACTGAGTAAGTAGCATTCCCTTGCGTTAAGGGCATTGTTTGCAAGTCAACCTGCCATAGATTGGGAGTAAAGTTCGACCATTCCGACAGCAGCAT